TTGTTCAATGGCGACCTGTTGCAGTTGACGACAGACGGAACCATCATCAAGACCGGCTACTCTGCCGCATCCAGCCCGAGCACGGTTATTGCCGGGGCTATCGGAGTGTTCGTTGGTTGTTCTTACACCAACCCTTCCACGGGTCAGAAGTTGTTTGCCCAGTACTACCCCGGTAGTGTTCTGGCTAACGACATCGTGGCCTTCGTTGTGGATGATCCTTCGGCACTGTTCAAGGTGGCGATGGTTGGTCAAACGTCCAGCGAGAGCAACACCGTTTCGACCATTGGCTACGCCAACCAGTCTTTCATTGGAACCAACGTGTACGCGATTACCGGCGTTGCTGGTAGCACCGTCACGGGCAATTCCAAGATGGCTGTGTCTGGCGACGGCCCGAGCAACGGCACCGGCAACGTCCGCGTGGCGTCCACCTCGCTGCCGTTCCGCGTTGTGGCTGTGGTTCCTGAAACGGCTTACTCCGTGTCTGGCACGGGTACTTCCGCTTCTACGACCATCACGCTGGATGCTGCGGTTACTGGCCTTCAGGCCGGTATGGCAGTTGTCTGCCCCGATGCAAGTGCTGGCGGCACCCCTGGCGACTTCAACTATGTGACCAACGTGAACGGCACGACCGTCACCGTGGCGAAGACGCTGACCGCCGCTACTGCTGGCAGCAGTTTCACCTTTACCGGCTTCCCTGAAGTCCTGGTGAAGTGGAACCAAGGCTGGCACTCGTACCAATTCGCTACGGCGCTCGCGTAAGGAGTAATTCAAAATGGCAATTTCTCGTGCCCAACTACTGAAGGAACTCCTGCCCGGCCTGAATGCCCTGTTCGGTCTGGAGTACGCCCGCTACGGCGAAGAACACAAAGAGATCTACGAAACGGAGACCTCTGAGCGTTCGTTTGAAGAGGAGACGAAACTCTCCGGCTTCAGCGCCGCACCCGTCAAGCCGGAAGGCCAAGCCATTGCGTATGACAATGCGCAGGAAGCCTGGACTGCCCGCTACAACCACGAAACCATCGCCATGGGTTTCTCAATCACCGAAGAGGCGATCGAGGACAACCTGTACGACTCCCTGTCGTCCCGGTACACCAAGGCCCTGGCTCGTGCGATGGCCTACACCAAGCAGGTCAAGGCTGCTGCTGTTCTGAACAACGGTTTCAACTCCGCCGTGACCTACGGCGACGGTGTGAGCCTGTTCTCGACCGCGCACCCCCTGATCTCTGGTGGCACCAACAGCAACCGCCCCACGGTGGCTGCTGACCTGAATGAAACGTCTCTTGAGAACGCCGTCATTCAGATCGCTGGTTGGACGGATGAACGCGGTCTGCTGATCGCTGCCAAGCCTCGGAAACTGATTGTTCCCCCGGCTCTGATGTTCGTGGCAACCCGCCTGCTCGAAACCGAGTTGCGCGTGGCTACCGCCGACAACGACATCAACGCCCTGAAGAACAACGGTTCGATCCCCGAGGGTTACACCGTTAACCACTTCTTGACCGACACGAACGCGTGGTTCCTGACCACGGACGTGCCCAACGGCCTGAAGCACTTTGTCCGTACCCCGATGTCTACGTCCATGGACGGAGACTTCGACACCGGCAACGTCCGCTACAAGGCGCGCGAAAGGTATTCGTTCGGAGTGAGCGATCCGTTGGGTATCTTCGGTTCGCCCGGAGCTTAACCCAATAAAATCAAGCACTTGCGCTTGGTTGGAGGCCCCTTCGGGGGCCTTTTTATTTGCCTGTTGACTTCTTGGGGTACCACCGGTACATTACGGTCATGTTCCTTAGCCCTGTAACGGAGAGCAACATGACCCAGGTCATCTACAAGATCATCAACCTCGTAAACGACAAGTTCTACGTCGGAAGCACTACGAATCAGAAAGTGCGGTTTCGCCAACACCGTAAGTTGCTGCGCGGGGGCCGTCACCACTGCAAACATCTTCAAGCAGCCTGGAACAAGTACGGCGAAGAGAAGTTTGCTTTCCGGGTCATTGAAGAGGTCGCAAGTGTGGAGTCTTTACAGGGCGTGGAAGAACGCTATCTTGCAGAGCATGTCGGGAAGCCGTACTGCTACAACACCGGCCATTCGGCGGACGCGCCCTGGCGCAATGCGCCTGCCCACAAAACCCCTAACTTTGGCCGTCCTGTCGCCCCTGAGCAAAAAGCCCAAATCTCCAAGACCTTGAAGGAGTTCTACGCCGCCGACTACTTCAACCATCCCCGTGTGGGGAAGGCGCATACGGAGGAAACCAAGGAGAAGATTCGCCAAGCCAAACTGGCTAACCCACAGACACCATGGTTGGGCAGAGAGCGAAGCGACGAAACCAAGGCCAAGATCGGTGCAGCGCAGCGTGGCAAACCCAAGGCTCCGGGGCGAAAGGTGTCGGAAGAGGGGCGAGCCAAGATCCAGGCCAACATCGAGGCCGGGCGTAGCCACAAGCACTGGACGGGGCGTAAGCACACGGAAGAAGCCAGGGCAAAGATGTCCAAGGCGGTGTTTGTTATGCCTGACGGGCTGATGTTCCCAAGCCTGACCGCTGTGCTTGAGCGGTACCAGATCAAGATGCCGACGTTGCGCCGTGCATTGGCCTCCGGCAAACCCATTACCAAGGGAAAGTTGGCCGGATACTCGTTCAAGTACGGCGGGGTAAATCCTCAGTTCACGCTCACGGACAAACTTCTTGCGTTTCCCAAGAAGTGAGGGTATAAACACACCAGTCCAAGATTTCCCACTGCTTGCTGACCGGCTTGGCGGACTGACCTCACAGACAGCAAGCGCAATTGAGGAGCCTTCAATGGCACGCACTACCTTCTCCGGCCCAGTCAAATCCGATAACGGTTTTGAGGGCAGTTTCATTGGTACGCTGACGATCACGTCGGGCGGCAACACCATCACCACAACCAATTCTGCAACCAGCGGCACTTATCAGCCTTTGGTTGTTTCAACGGCCATGACCGGCGCTGGCGCTGATGGCGGTCGTGCAAAGTTTGACATGACCACCAATGTGGCTTTGGGATCGTTTTCCAATGCCCTGAAGGCGGAAGTCACTTACGGCGCGTCTGGTCGTACCACGGGCCTGGGCTCGGCATTTGTTGCTGAAATGACCTTGTCGGCTGGCACCTCCTCGGGAACCTATGCTCCTATTGAGATTGAACTCAATATGGGCACTGCGGGTTCTACGGGCACTTCTACGTCGCTCATTTATGCCTCCGTAAACGGCACCGCCGCTACCACATTTGACAGCAATGGCTTCATTATGACGCTTGCGGGCTTGACTGCTGGTGCTGCTGACGCGGTCGCCACCCCCGGCGCGACATTTGCCGCTACGGCAACTGGCACCGCCTTGGGTGGTGCAAATCTGCGTGGTCTGAAGGTCAAGATTGGAACTTCAACTTTCTATCTTGCTGCGATTCCTTCTGCAACTTACGAAGCATGAGCCTAACCAAAGAGCAATTGTTGGAAACTCGTCAGCAAGCAGTTGCTAAACGACAGCAATTGTTTGAGATGATTCAACAGGCTAATGGCGCAATCGACATGATTGATCACTTGCTTCAACAATTAGATCAAACAGAATTGGAGCCGCAAGATGATGCAAACTGACGTTAAATCGGGCACAGCGGCGGCGGCAACCAGTACGGCTGTCACGTCGTTTCGTGCCCGTATCAAGGCGCTTGCGCTGACCTACACCTCGTCTGCCGGGAACATCTCGATCACAGACGGCAACGGTGGGGCTACGCTGTTCTCGTTTACACCGGCTGCTGCCGCAGGATCGCTGTACATGCTGTTTCCTGGCGAGGGCATCCTTGCTGAGACGGGCATCTATGTGACCAACGGTACCGGCACCGCTGCAACGGTGTTCTATGGCTAAGACCCCGGCATGGCAGCGTTCGGAAGGAAAGAACCCCAAGGGCGGCTTGAACGCCAAGGGGCGAGCCTCCTACAACGCCGCGAATCCAGGGAAGCCGGGACTGAAACCGCCCGCGCCCCATCCGAAGACGGAGAAAGACGCGGCAAGACGGCGGTCCTTCTGCGCCAGAATGTCTGGGATGCCGGGGCCGATGAAAGACGAGAAGGGCAAGCCGACTAGAAAGGCGTTGTCTTTGAAGGCATGGAACTGTTGATATGGAACGTCATCTTGTCCTTCCTCTCGGCCATTATCTTGTGGGTGATCAAGACACATGCGGAAGAGGTGCAGCGTATTCAGATTCTCCTCAACCGTACGCGGGAGGAGATTGCCAAGGAGTACGTCACGAAGTCGGACGTGCACGACGACATGAACCGGGTGATCGCTCGGTTGGATCGTCTTGAGGGTAAGTTGGATGCTTACATGAAGGAGCAACGCAGTGCCCTCAGTTAGCGGTAAGCAGCATAGGTTCATGGCGGCGGTGGCTAATAACCCCAAGTTCGCCAAGAAAGCGGGTGTCCCTCAGTCTGTGGGGGAAGAGTTCATCAAGGCCGACAAGGGCCGCAAATTTGCCGGAGGTGGCGAAATGGAATCCAAGAAGATGGTTAAAAAGGAACTCTCCTTCATGAAGAAGAAGGGTGCCCCCAAGTCCATGATCAAGCACGAAATGAAGGAAGCCGGGATGAAGAAGATGGCTTCTGGGGGTCTGTCCGCAGGCCACAAGGCCGCTGACGGCATCGCCAAGAAGGGCAAGACCCGTGGCATTGAAGTCAAGATGGCCAAGGGTGGCAAGGCCATGGGCGGGAAGTGCTGATCATGGCTGAAGCAGGAGCAGGACGGGGGTTGACTGTTCCCCCCACCGCCGCTGAGATGAAGCGGATCCAAGAGCGCGAAGATCGTGATGTCTTCACCGTCGAGAAGATGGGCAAGACCAAGACGCCAAAGGGTGAGAAGTTGCCCCGCGACTTGATGCCCGGTGATCTTCCTCCCCCGAAGAAGATGGCTTCTGGTGGCTATACCAAGGCCGCTGACGGATGCTGCAAGAAGGGTAAGACCCGTGGAAAGATGGTGTAACCATGGCAACTAAAAAACTCAGTGAGTTTGGACGTGCGTTTGCTGATGCCCGCAAGAGCGGGATGAAGGAGTTCACCTTCAAGGGCAAGCGGTATCACACCCGCACGGCTGACGAAGAGAAGCAGCCCGAAGCCCAGTTCATCGGCGACAAGAAGCCCGTGCTCGGTGAGCAGGGTCCGCGCCGCCCCGAGTACAAGATCACGGATGTTGATCGCCCGGGTACTCGCGTCAAGTACGAAAACGAGGATGCAGACATGCCCACGTTCCGTAAGGGTGGGTACGTCAAAGCCGCTGATGGTTGCGCCAAGAAGGGCAAGACTCGCGGGATGATGGTGTAA